GTTTTAGTTTGTTTTATAGTTTTGTTTTATACAGGATTCGAGTTTCGTGCCCAAATATCACTAGTTGTGAACCAAGTGTTGTTTGACATTCGAAGATGGGCAAATAAAAGATCTTTTGAGAAAGCAATTCGAATCCTGTGTTTCTGCTTGGTGTCTGGAAGTGAGGCCTATATTAGCTTTTACTATCCTGATGCCTTTGTGCACAGATATATGTGGTGGGCCAGGAGCCTGTACTTGACCATATTTGGTCTAATAGTGCAAGTCTCCCGCAGTGGCCCATCGCAGTCCTTAGTGTCCTTTCTTGAGACCGGGTCATATAAATCCTTTTGGAAGGTGCCCGGATATCAGGAAGTTGAGTATTCAACCGACAATAATACCAAGAGTGTTTGCAGTGTAGGTTTGATGCCAGAAGGCCCTCGTGGCTCTTTTTACCACCTTGGCTGTGCGACCTGTGTTTTAACTCAGGTTAAAAGAGATGGAGTTCTGGCGGATGAGTTTCTCACTGCAACACATGTGACAGAGGATCAGAAGGACTTATATGTTTGGCGCAATGGGAGGGTGGCCAAGGTTAAACAATTTTGGCAACCCGCCGGGCAGAAATGTTTCTATGAAATAATGATTTTGAGAGTCGTGAGTGGTGCGTCTCTCCTTGGCTGCAAACCCGCAAAAACAGTTTCCAGCTTTAAGGATGACAATATAGTCAATCTTTATGCAGCCGTGGAGGGGCGTTTGATAAAGACGACTGGAACAATAGCCTCCATGGGAAAATCGGCGATGTTGGGAATAGCCCACACCGCCAACACCCTCCCGGGGTGGTCAGGCGCTGGTATCTTCACACCGAGTGGCCTAGTAGCTTTTCATCACCATGGTATTAAGAAAGAAGCAAAAGATGGGAAGGGCTGTATTAATACGGGCTATGAGATTGGTTCGATTATTAATTTGTTGCGGAGAAGTGCTGAGGCCCGTCCCAAGCTTAATCAATTAGTCACCCATGATAACCAACTTTCCTCAGAGTGTGAAAGTGTAGACACCTGGAATTGGTTTAAGGACATGGTGGAAGCAGGAAAAATGGAGATGACTGTTACACCGTGGGGTGATGAACAATTGTACACCTTTACCCATTCAGGGAAAAGGTGGATGTACACGAGTGATGAATTGCCAGATGATTTTCTAGATGAAATTGAGGAGTATGCTGATGATTCGTTGATTGATGAGGAGGATGATTATCATCAGAGGAGTCGAGGGAAACGTACCTCTTCCCGCTATCGAGATGAGCTAGGCCGTTGCTCAGATGATGACGGCTATGGTGAGGCGCCAGATGATGATTATCCGGAAATTTACTCAGATTTTGAGTGTGTTTCCAGCAAGGAGAAATTGGACCCTCTTGGAATGCCGATGACACCCATTGACCTCGAAGCTGTTGAAGCACTTAGAGAGGCAATCGATGAAGTTGACATACAAAAAGCAAAGGTTACTGCCTTTCTAAGGGCATTGTCTGAGGCTCAAATAAAAGCCAGACGTGCCTGGGAGGCAGATGAGACGGATGCAAAATTTGACGTTATATTGCAGGCAAGTGCAGACATTGATTGCCTACAGGCCTTCTGTGAGAGATTCGCGGCGGAGCGTGAGAGTTTCACTGCGAAGTATAATGAAGTCATGCAGAAAAGCGATGTGGATTCAACGTTAGACCGTAGAGTTGCTCGGAAGAAGAAGGGCAAGGAAAAACTACCGCCGTTGCCCTACACCTCTGGCCTGCGCGACGATGCCGTACGTTCTATTGATGTGTGTCGAGCGGTTGTGGATTCAATTCCTATGAGAAATAGAGCGTCGGCAGCGGGCGTTGAAGTTCAGGTATCACAGCCTGAAGGGTTGTATACTGACGAAGGCAGGATTGTACTTGCCGAGGTCTATGGTGTGAAGGTCAAGAGTGATATCAAGAGAGATATCAAGGGTCCTTTAAACTACAAGGGGGCTCCTCAAAGACTCGAGATGAGCCCCGATGGCGATTCCCAGAGGGATTCATCGCGAGCCAGCGAGAAAGTACAGAAATCATCTTTGATTACATCAACAATACAGAGCAAGGAAAATCAGGAAAATACGCAGATGTCCCGGATTTCGTCAGGAAACTGTTCCCAGCAACAGACGAATTTGTTGCCCCCCCGAAGGCGCGGGACAGGAGAGCGATTGAAGAGTCACTCGGAAAGCATTTTGAGCGAGCACGGCAAGCCCGTGATAGCTGCGAGCCACCTGATAGAGCTTTACAGGGAACCATTGTCCAAAGAGTTTCAGAGTTATTTGAGAGAACCAAGGACTGTATCCAGCGAACAAGAGCGCAGGAAAAAGAAAATCAAGAATGTGAGAGATGTGGCCAACCCAAGGGCCTCATCAAAGAATTTCCTCAGCTCTGCTGCGCCAAGCGTTTCTCGCGCTGGATTTCGGGGTCCAGTCGCGAACAAGCGCTGTTAAATCCAGATTCCTGCCCCGGATTGCCGTGGACAGCCTTTGGAACAACAAATTTTGATGTCTTTGAATATTTTCCCATGGTGGGGTACCGTGGGAATAGAGTCGAGGACCTCAGATTGGCTGTCCTTTTGCGCCTTGAGGAATTACAGGAGGGAAAGGCGTTGAATGATGTTTTTAGTTTTATAAAGCAAGAGCCCCACAAACTGGCTAAGGCAGAACAGTCAATGTGGAGATTGATTAGTGGTCTGTCCTGCACTGACCAGTTGGTTGCCACATTGCTATCAGAGGAGCTGATGGCTTATGTGGTGGACCATCCCATGATAACAAATATGGGTATTGGTTGGGGTTTTGCAATGGAGGGTGGTGTTTCTTGGTTAAGAAACTTCATGCCCTCAAATCCGGTTGCGGCAGATAAAAGTTCATGGGACTGGACGGTTCAGCCCTGGGTCTATGATTGTTTTCTGGAGATCATGCTTTGGTTGCATGATGATTTTAGTACCTGTAAGCAGAAAATACTCAGGAACCATATCCTTTCCGTGTGTGAGGAGAAGGTTTTTGATACCGGGGGGGGGAGGCTAAAACAACCAGCCCCGGGCATTGTTGCCTCGGGTTGGAAATGGACAATTTTATTCAACTGTTTCGGTCAGCTCTTTCTACATTACTACGCTGATCCAGAAGGGAGATTCCCGCCCCCATTGACTATGGGGGATGATACCATTCAAGAAGAGACAGATGATGAGTATTGGTGTCAAATCAAGCGCACAGGAGCAATATTGAAGGAGTGTCAAAAAGAACCAATATATTGTTCGATGCGCCTGAATGATTGGGGATTCGTCCCAGAGAATATGGGAAAATACTGCTATGCTTTTCATCATTTAGATGAGGAACTGGCAGTGGAAACCCTAGCCAGCTATCAATGGCTGTTTGCCTATATGCCTGAACAGTGCGCGGCAATACAGCGGTGGCTGAGACTTCTGGGCGGAGCACATTTTGTCACCGACATGCTCTATATGCAATTGTATATGGAGGGTAGAACGAATGAGTGGTAGGCAATCTCCAACAGCAAGGTAGTGATCACTTGCTATATATAGATCACAAGTCATGCGG